GGATACTCGACAATACTTACTGAAGCCTGCCCTAGTTCTGGCGAGTATCCTGCAACAGCCGTCTTTCTGTACTTGTTCTCTCCGATGTCGGAGAATCCAAATTCGTTAATCAGCTCTGCAACAGCCTCATCAAAGTCCTGAGAATACACCGTGGGCCTCTCTATCTAGTGCGTAGCTGTCGTTCCACTGATTCACAAACGAAATCAGCGGATGGTCCCCCGTAACACTCCCTGTGTACGGAACTGGGGACATTGACATCATGTTAGGGTTCAAAACAGTCAACTTCAGAAACTCGACGTAGTTTTTGAACTGTTCGCCAGACCAAGTTTCAAGTTGAGAAATCTTCCGGTGCGTCTTGGCAGTCAGCGTAGCGAGGATGTACTGCGCACAAAGGCTTGCAGCGCGAGGGACATTCCCTTGGCAGTCATCGAGAGTGGCTTGAATAACGCTGTCTGGTAGAATGGTAAGATCGCGCCAGTCTCCAATTCGGAGGCGAATCTTCCCGATTGGGGTAGAGGGATCAATGACGGTCATATAAAATCCTTTGCCAGTAAAAAAGCGACCCCCCTACCGGAGAGGCCGCCCCTACAACCCCGTCAGGGGCGCGTCTAATTAGTTAGACGATGTGAATTCCACAACCAGCGCGGGGCGCAGGAGGGCGTTCACGAAGTTCGATTCGCTTTCGATTTCGATCTTCGTTCCCTTGGCGTCAGCCGACTCAAACACGTAAACTTGTTCGCCGAGCGTGTTGACCAGTCCGAAACGGTTCGCAGGAGAGAAGTACGTCTTGAATGCGTCAGTTCCCATCGGAACCATGTAAGCCTTGCCAACAGGGATGAGACGCTGGCCGGCATACGTGTCACGCATTTCAACGAACTTCGTTCCGCCAAACTCGAACTGACGGTGGAGAGCCGAAGCACCACCCAGACGTTGACGCAGAGGCTCTTGCGTGCTCATGTAATACTGGTACGCAGTCTTGATCGAAGCATGCGAAATCAGCTTAGCGAAGAATTCCGGCGAGGTCAGAACAACAGTTCCAGTCACCGACGCGCCGAAGGCATTGTCTTGAATCTGGGCGATACCAGCTTCAATCTTCGCAATCACTTCAGTCGTACTAGTTCCGAGCAGGAAGTCCACAGACGTGCGTGTCACACCGAATTCAGTGTTCCAGTTCTGCGAGACAGTGCCGTTTGGCGAGTACACGGTAGCAGCCGTGATAGTCTGTGCGCGGGCGAATTCCAGCGTCCAAGCATGGTTTTGGCGAATACGCTCAAGCTTACGTGCGCGCACGCTTTCGATGGTTTCTACACCAGCAGCCGCGCCATAAGCGCGCTTGCCTTGGAGGTCTTGCGGGCTGATGTAGTCGTCATGCGGGAAGTGAGGAACCGCGAAGGTGTGCAGCTTGCGCGTTGCATCCCTACCGACAATGCCACGGTCGCCGCGAACACGGTCAACAAGCAGTCCACCGTCCTTGGTGATTTCTTCAAAAACCACCACATGCTCAGCAACAGATTCTTCTTGGAAGAGTCCGAGCTGGCCGATTGTGCCCCACTGATTCGGGACTACGTTGACTTCTTGTGTCCAGTCTTGAACTTCAAAGCCGTTAGCAAAGCTACGAATGATAGCCATTTACAAATTCCTTCCAGAATTAGATTGCGGTTTCGACCAGAAGGCCGGCACCAGCGAGAGCAGTCTTCACGGAGGCCACAGTATGACCAGTTCCGAGTTGCAGACCAGCATCAGCCAGAATCACGGGACCGCGCACAAGGACGATTGCCTTTGCGTCAGTGCCACTTGTAAGGGCGATGTCGGTCGAAAGACCAAGACCGTCAGCGATGATAATCGCAGCGGGAGTTTGCGAGCCGTCAGCAGCAGCCGAGAGCGAGAGCTTGTACTTGCCGGTGGCAGTAACCTTGCCGAGAACAGCACCAACCTTCAGGTTGAGGTTAGCAGTATCGTTCAGTACAACCGATTCACGGCAGTATGAAGTGGCAGGATCAAACTCGTACTTTACGACGCCAGACAGGCGAGTTGAGTCAGTTGCGAAAACAGACATTGATTTTCCTTTTAGCTAAAGAGGATGCGCTTACTTTGCGCCGTACTTTTCACGGAGAATCTTCATTTCAGCAGATTCTTCGACCTTCGCAGCGTCAGCTTCAGCAGCTACGCCGACTTCTTTGAACATACCAGTCTTGCCTTCGGCATCAACTGACAGGCTCAGAGCCGACACAACAGCGTCAAACGCTGCGTCATCGAGCGATTCAGTTGCGGCCATAAGCGCGTCTGACTTCGACGTTCCTACAGCAGCTTCAATCTTTTCTTTGCGAGCTGTGAGACGCTTTGCAGCGGATTCAGCTTCGGCAGCAACCTTCTCGGCATTTACAGCTTCGAGTTGTGCTTGGAGTTCTGCCACCTTGGCATATGCCTCTGCAACAGCAGCTACGGCTGTTTCAAGGTCGGTAGAGACTTCTTGGAGTTGAGCAGCAGCATCTGCAAGCGCGGACTCTGAAGACGCCTTGAAGGCATCAAACTCTGCCTGAAGGGTTTCAACGCTTGCGGACACAACAGGCTCAGAAGCTCCGAGCTTCGCCATCAGGCGAGAAAGCATTGTATTTTGCTTCATTGCATTTCCTTTTGAATTTGAGCGACGTATGCAGAGAACTGCTTATTCGTCATGACAGCATTTGCAAGCCCCTTTTCAACTGCTGTTGCAGCATCAAAGACTTTGGCTTCAAATCCAGTGATAGTCTTTACATCAAGACCTGTGTACTTGCTGACGTGTGTTGCAAACTCTAAGTTGAGCCTGTCCACATCAGATTGAGTCTCTGCGAGGAACGACTTCTTAAACGACCCATCTTCAGCAAATGGAACCTTGGACTCGCCAGACGTTACGAAGATTCTCTTCAGTCCTGCGTTATCCATCGCCTTAGAAGTGTCCAACAGCGCAACAACGCAGCCGATAGACCCAAGAGAAGCAGATGGGTTTGCAATAACTTGATCGCACACGCAGATGAGGGCGTAGGCCGCAGATGCTGCGATAGTGTCGGCGTATCCAATCAGGGTGATTTCGTTTTCGTCGCAGATTGCGCGAATATCTTCGCAAGCTTGGAATACGTGTGAGGCTTCACCGCCGCCAGATGTCACTTCCATGACGATTGTTTTTACGCCAGCTTCTGCCATGTCTTCGACTTGGTTTACAAGAGACTGGTAGCTTGTACCAGCCTCTCCGCAAAGCGTCATAACCGGCTTATACGTCAGGCTACCATCTACTCGAAGGATGCCAAGGCCGTTGGCATACATTGGAGCTTCTTGATCGTCTTCTGGGTCAGGCCCGTCAATGAAGTCCATTCTAAAATCCCGCGAATTACGGGAATCTAGATAGTCAAGCACGACGCTGAAAGCTTCTGGTGTGATGAGGTGAGGTGTGTTGTAGATTTTCGAGGAAAGCCTTAGAAGGCTATGAGGGTGCATTTGAACTCCTATTGTCAAGCGGCGTTATCGGCGTTAGCCGTGGAAGTGTCCTTACCGCCTTGCGGGTTCTTAGCTGTCCCATTTCCAGTCGTACCGACTTCCATGCCTGCACCGGACTTGCTAGAATTACCGGCAAGTGCTGATGGAAGGTTTTCCTTGTCAACAGGCTCATCATCTGGCTTCTCAGGAACGCCGAGAACCTTGCGGACGCGGTTGAGAACAGAACGGTCAACTTCAATGGCACTCGTAGAGAACACCCGTTGCACAGCCTTGCTGAACTCTTCGAGGCTTACCTCTTCGATGTCAGAGTAGACAAACTTAGCCATTTTGCTTGTGTCCCACCCGTTCATTTCGTACAATGTACGCATGAGGTGAGAGTTAAGCACCTCGGCGATTTCTCGGAGGCGGTAGTCGATTGCAAGCGCAAGAACAGAACTCTTACTCTCAGCGAGAGAGAATGAACCCGAGCCTTCTGCTCCAAGCTTGAGAATGTCTACGCTAAGGGCAGATAGGATATCACCTTGCAGGCGACGGATAACTGATTCAGTGTCGTACTTCGCGCCACCCTTTGACTCCATCAAGTCGTAGGTAAACAGCGGAAGCTTTGATTCCGGGTCGATCATGTTCGGGACAAGCAGGCCACGCTGAGTGCCAGCGTTGTAGTTGTCGATGATAGTCTGGAATGCAGCTACAGCAGCTTTATCTTCTGGCGAAGCATTCGGGTCAAGATATCGCGGGGGAATTGCGATCTTGAGAATACCTTGAACGTCCTTTGCAATGCCAACTAGCTCTTGATTTTGGAGCAAGGAAAGCTGCTTGAACGCAAGATAAATGTTTTTGTAGATCGAATTGCCTTCTGGGTTCCCCTTTGTCGCGCTTGCCGAGAACAGGAGAAACTTCTCTCTGTCAATCTCAAGCCGTCCATTGACGTTTATGCGGTTCTGGAAACGATAGGCGTTTTCGATGTTTGTGAGGGATTGCTCTACTTTGAGAAGGTCTGCACCATCCTCTGAGAACACCCAGCCGCAGATTGTGTCTTGGCTACGTGGTGCCAGCTTCTTGAGGCCAATAAGACCGTCATTGTGCTTAGACCCATTGCGCTTCAGTCTGCGACGCAGTACAATCTCGTTTACAGCAAAGCCGTACTCAAGGTACGGGATGACACTTTCGATAAAAGACGACCAAGAGCCGTCCATGTCATGCATCATCGTTCGGATGGCCTCTGTCCGAGCCTTGTCTTGGTCGGTTGCATCCTCTGCTGGCTCTACACACCATTGCACGCGAGAAATCATCATTCTGTAAACGTTCATAGCCGCACCAACTGTAGGGTTGTTGCGCATTTCATTCACAGTTGAGATAAAATTCGGATAGCGGAATGCTTGTTGAGCTTCTTCTAGAATTCGCTTGTTTCTGGTCTTAAGACCTAGGACACCTTGCTCGCCGAGCTTGAGTCGAGGAACGACTGCTTGCGGGTCTGGAGCCAGGGCAGCGGAGTCTACGCCATCTGGCGTATTCGCTTCAGGCATGTAATTGCTCCTTTGATTATCTGTGATTGTAGCACGGTTTTACGTATTTGTCAAGCCATACACAGTTGGTACAGGACTTGCTTGTGAAAGTACAGGCACTGCAAACGTCGGAAGCTGCACTTGACGTGAGAGGGTATTGAATGCGTCTGATGTGGCATCAACTTGGTCATCTTTCTGATTCCGAGAACCTTCAAAATGCTCAAGCTCTGCGAGATATTCTTCATTCCAATCTCCACGCACAATCCTCACCATCCCAGCTTCGGCCAGCGCGCAGAACGGTAGGAATCTAGCAATCTTCCCAGAGTGCCCGGAGATAGGTACAGACTTTGCAGCAATTCCGTTCTCAGCTAGTTGCGCCATGAAGAAACGATTAGCGGCAGCGCCTCCAGCTCCAGGGTCTTTTGGAATTGTCACTGCGCACTCAGGTGGGGGGCCGTCGTCGTGTCCAGTCTCCACAAGCTCTTGAATAACGCCATCAGAAAGCTTTCTGAAGCGGTTTACGTGCTCGATATAGTAGTACCCCCACTTATCCCGAGACAGCCTTACACCGGAAGTCCAGTCTGGATTTGGGTTACTCTCTGACGGTACTGATGCTGCCAAATCCCATGAGCGAACCTTTGATACAGGGTTTACCGGGGGAAAGTCAACAACCTCTACCCACTCTCTACGGAAGAATCCTGAACCTTCCGCACGAGCAGTCCAAGACCCATGAAGGTATCGAAGTTGATTTACACGCGGCTGCGACAGCAGGTTTGCAAGATACCCAGAGTTATTCTTGAGCAGAATAGGGTTGTCATAAACAGTGAGAGGGATGAATCTGAAGCTCTTAGGAAGGAATGTGATCTTTCCATTTGATGGGTCGCGGTTCTTGCCAAGCGGCTCTCCGTGCTTTTCCCAAAGCTCTTCAATGCTGTCAGCCCAGTACATCTTGCCGGATTCGTTGAAGAAATACCGACGAATGTCTTCTGTTCCGTTGCGCGGGATTCCGTCAGCTTCATTGAGTGAATACTTAACCCACTCATACAAGAACGAGTCACGAGACGGATTGCACGTCATCGTGATATTCATGTGTCCCTTGTACTTTGCACCACGAAGACGCGACAGCAAGAACAAGATTTCTTCTTGGGTGAATTCTGCTGCTTCGTCAACAAGAATGTTTGTCGCTTGCAGGCCCTGCCACTCCCCGAGGTTATCCGGGATGGCTGCGAACTGGATCGTCGCACCGTTAGGGAATACCCAGGTCAGTGCTTGAATCTTCAGCACCCCGCCAAAGTGCGTGTAGATGCCCTTAGATTCGTCTACAAGGCCGCCAGACAGCTTCAGCATAGGGTAGCTGCGCCGGACGATCATTACACGCGCTGCGGGGTCATTGATGTACTTCAACGCCTTTGTCAGACAGGTGTGGGACTTCCCACCTCCAGCACCACCACCGCAAAGCAGCAAATCTGTTTCGTCATCGAGAAGAATCTGCTGCTGCTTTAGACTGCATGGTGCGAAGATTAGCCGGTCAACAGCATCCGCGAATTCCGTATTTTTCATTCGACCTCCAATGTGGAAAACCCCGCAGCAGAGTTTCCTCTGAGCGGGGCCGTGTTATCATTTAGCTCTACCTCTAAGCCCAAGGAGAAGGAGAAACAGCCTAGAGGCAGAGCTAAATGATTGTGGTCTGGATGGGTGGACTCGAACCACCGGCCTCAAGCTTCCAAAGCTCGCCGTCTACCAACTGACAATACACCCAGATTGTTTGGCATATCCCTGTGGACTCGAACCACAACTGCAAGGATTTGGAGTCCTGCCGACTTCCGATTGTCTTATAGATATATGGTAGACAGGGTAGGGATCGAACCTACGACGCCCGGCTCTTCAGGCCGGCGCTCTACCATCTGAGCTACCTGTCCATATTTTGGCTGGCAAAAGTGGGATCGAACCACTGACCGTCCGGTTAACAGCCGGATGCTCTACCGCTGAGCTATATGCCAATATGTCTGTAGCACCTAGAGGGACTTGAACCCTACATTCACTGATAGAAAGTCAGTTGTCCTAACCTTTAGACGATAGGTGCATACTTGGCGACTTTACCGATTTGTCTACCCGCCCGGAATGGACAGGGCTGGACTCGAACCAGCAACACTTGCGTGTTTTTGCCAATACTGGTGGATTCTGTAGGGATCGAACCTACGACCTACGCCTTGTAAGGGCGCCGCACTACCGCTGTGCTAAGAATCCTATCTTGTTGCGTGAGGTTGGCTTTGAACCCACGACCGTCAGCTTATGAGGCTGCTGTTCTACCGAACTGAACTACTCCGCATCAATTCTGGTGCCCACCGCTTGACTCGAACCCATATTTACCAGATTCACAGTCTAGTTCTTTACCATATTAAGATAACGTCACGCCAAAGAATTCGTGGAGCGGGTAGCCAGTAACGATCTGGTCTACTCAAGCTTGGAAGGCTAGCATGTATCCATAAACACCTTACCCGCATGTGGTATTCTCTCCGTCACCTTCATTGGCCGTAGCCTCCAGCAACTCAACTATTTAACTCGCATACCTGAGAGTTTATCTAGATTTTTGTTTCCAACGGGCGACCGATGGATTCTCATCATGCAGTCTCTAGCTGTTACTGCACTAGCTGGAGCTATCAAGCACGTTATGGTGCGGTTGAGAGGACTCGAACCTCCACGGATTTCTCCACAGCGACCTCAACGCTGCGCGTCTACCAATTCCGCCACAACCGCATAGACTTGGTGCCCTCTGTCCGACTCGAACGGACGACCTACTGCTTACAATGCAGTTGCTCTACCAACTGAGCTAATGGGGCAAATTATGGTGGACCGTGTGGGAATCGAACCCACCGATAACTGCTTGCAAAGCAGCCAAGAACCCCAGCTCAATCACAGCCCATTTCGTCATTGTACTCGACAATCAAAATTTGTCAAGCACGTCATTGTTTGGTTGGCGCCATAGGTATCGAACCTATCATGGCCCGTAGGGCGGCGGTGTTACAGCCCGCTCCCGCACCATTGCGGGGAGACGCCCTCCTCTACTTGCAGCTATTCTACACGAGAACCGCCGTATGTCAATAGCCATGGAGAAATTTATTCGACAGAGCGAATTGTTGTGAAGTCCACGAGAGGCCGAGACTTCTGTTCTTCGACTGGGACAAGGTTGCTCTTAGGGTTCTTAACCAGCTTTACCTCTGCAATGAGGCGTTGTATCTGGTCAGAGCTAAGTTCCTTTGCCACCGACACCTGGAATTCTAGCAGCTTCGTTGCCGCTGTCAACTTGATCTTTGGGTCAGGACTCTCTAGCATCGACACCAAAGCATCTATGGCGGCTTTGGAGTGTCGTTTGATGTCCGTGTGCAGCTTCTTCAGGTCTACACTGTTCGTCAGGAAGCTTGGGGCTTCCTCTTGCATCACCACTACAACAGAGGCAGTGGAGCTGTCATGATTGCTCATTGCTACCTCCATCGTGTCAGAAGCCGTAATTGTAGCACGAAAAAATTTATTGTCAAGCCCCTACGGGGCCAGTCCTGCACAGGAAGACGGACCCTGCCGGGCAGGAATTCTCAACAATGAGAACTGGCCCTCTCCAGGGCTTGACAAGACTGACTTCGTGCTGTACACTATAGTTATATGACTAAGACAACTTCTAAGTAATACTAAAGTATACTACTTAGACAATACTTAGTTATTTTACTGAGAGGGTATTTAGTCAGGTAGTAAGGTGTTTACTTAGACAATAACTTAGACAATGACTTAGATATACCTCTTAATCATTAACTTTGACTGGAGGTATTATCTGTGCCCCGAAATCATGACGAAGCCCCTGAGTGGGGAGACGACGTTCTTGTCGATCTTCTCACCGTAATCGAACAACTGGACATTGGAAGTTACATGGAAGAAGCGCTACTGGAGGATGAGAATGAAGAACAGTAAGGCTATTCTGACTGGCAACCTCGAATCGTTTGTTGTGCAAATCCTTGAGGCATCAGACGAGGGCTGGGAAATAGACCCATCTAATCCTCCTACCATGCTTGGGTACAACTTCGAGTGCATCATGCTCCGTGACAGCGACATCAAGGACGAGGCCAAGCTTACTCGTGCAGAGATTCTGGCGAACGCAAGGGCTGCAAAAGCAGCTAAGAGGGAGCAATCGTGAGTGCATCAGTTGCAAGGCTCAAGCAGCGTGTAATCGACGCTGAGCAGCAGGCTGAGCACTACAAGAGCCTCCTAGACACGTTCTTCACTGGGGATATCCCTGACAATGCAACGTTCGATCATCTGATCATTGCAAAATGGGGGCGCAAGCGCCTTGAAGAGCAAAAATCGCAGCCAGCTTTGCTGCGAGTTGATTGACTATGCCATGTACGTGGTGTATAATCAGCTCAGGTCAAAGCCATGTCGGCTTGAAATTGACAAGTATTGGAGGTGAAATTGGGAAGCAAATTTAAGGCCCGTCGCCAGACTCGCCGCGAAAAGATCGACAACACGCCCGATCCGCGATTCATCCGGTCACACGAGTACGCCTCTAACGACGCTCCTGCACCGACTGCGACAGCAGTTCCAAAACTGGAGCCGAAGAACAACAATCAACGCAAGGCCATCGGTCTTCTGACAGACGGTGTTCCAATCATCTTCCTGACTGGGAGTGCTGGGACAGGAAAGTCGATGCTGGCGGCGTATCGCGTTGCCCAGCAGCTCAGAAGCAAGCGAATAAAGAAGGTGTTCCTTGTTCGCCCAGCAGTTAGCGTCGGAAAGTCTGTCGGACTCCTGCCGGGAGACATCAAAGAAAAGCTTGCCCCGTACTTTGCTCAGACAATGAGCCATCTTGAGAAGTTTCTCGGTGCAGGATATGCAAAGTATTGCCTCGAAAAAGAGGTAATCGAAATGAAGCCAGTAGAGTACCTGCGTGGCATGTCATTCGAGGATTGCATTGTCATTGCAGAGGAAGTGCAGAACTTCACTTCCGAAGAAATGGAAATGATGCTTACCCGGCTTGGATACAATTGCCAAATCGTCTTCACTGGAGATACGAAGCAGCACGACCTGAATGGAACTAGCGGGCTTGAGACTACGCTTAAGCTTCTTGACAAGATTCTTCAAGGCCACCCCGAGTACATGACGCACGACGACATGGACGAACTCGATGATGGCATCGGAGTGGTACGATTCACGCCTGAAGATGTCGTTCGTTCTGGACTGACCCGTGCGTTCGTGAAACTCTACTACCACAATTCATGAAAGGAGCATAAATGCGAAAGTTTGGCGTAACTACCACCACTCAGAAGTCTGCTGATGACTCTGAATACGAAGACGCAAGCGCGTTCCGTGTTTCGTATGTACCCGCAAGTGCTGGTGTATACAACATCTTCCTGTACGGACCAATCTACGATGCCTCGCAGTTTGTAGATGCTCTTCAAGCAATGAGCGTTGCGTCTGAGAACGACGTTGTGCAGATTTACCTATCAACCCCCGGAGGTTCCCTTGATGCGACGGATACGTTCATTCACGGCATGCGAGAATGTAGTGCTCGAATCATCGTAAAAGCATCCGGCGGTGTCCACTCTGCTGGTAGTGTCATCTTGCTGAACGCAGATGAATTCACTCTCTCTGAGAATTTCAACTGCTTGATCCACAACGGCTCAGTTGGCCCTGCTGGAAAGTTCTCAGACTGGCGCGCAGAGACAAAGCACACAGACGCTTACATGGAGCGGGTGATGCGCTCGACATACGAATGGTTTCTGTCAGAGGAAGAGCTTGACAATCTTCTTGCTGGCAAAGACATCTGGCTAGACGCAGAGAGCTTCGTCGCCCGCTGGGAAGCGCGCAATGCTGCCTACGAGGCTGCAATCGAAGCGGCTGAAGACGAATAACGAGCTGGCGGAAGCCTCTCTACAGCGGCCCGCTGCGCATTCCGCGTGGCGGGCTTTTTATTGCCTTCACACCTTGAAAGGACTACAATGAAGAAGGTACTAGCGGCCCTGGCGCTGCTTTCGACCTTGGCGCTGCCTGTCAGCGCGCAAGAAATCTGGACGACTGCCATGATCCGGTCTTACCACTCAGACCGTTCTGCACACTTCAACGAGCAGAACACTGGGTTAGGTTTCGAGTATAGGGCCAAAGACGAGGATCAAAAAGTTGTTGCAGGAGCCTACAACAACAGTTACAATCGACTCTCGATCTACGCAGGAAAGGCTTGGCTTCCGTGGTCACAAGGGAACTGGTCTGCCGGTGCGATCTACGGCCTCGTAAGCGGCTATCCTCGTTACAAATATAACCTTGGACTTCTCGGCCTTGGTGTGCTACAGTACGAGAATGGCAAGTACGGAGCCAACATTCTTGTTGTACCTCCTGTCCCTGATCCAAGCGGGGACAAGCCTACAGCAGTAGTTGCGCTTCAGTTGAAGATGCGCTATAATTAAAGTCTGACGGCGCCTCAATGCGCAAAAATTCTCCCCGCCAGTGCGGGGAGCTTTCACAAAGGAGAAACCATGCCCCGCGAATTTATTTTCAAGCCCCAAGTCAATGAAGTCATCAGTCTCGACCCTGATGAGGGCTCTTTTTCAACCCCGGTGATGTAGGCTGACATCAACTACCGCTTTGACAAAGACAACACAGTCCGCCTGGATATCCCAGGTATGTGGATGAAAGAAGATGACATCGAAGACCTTATTGCGTTCCTCACCGCTGTGAAAGAAGCTCTGTGAAGACACGGCACAACGACATCAAACTATAGTTACGTTGTGCCAGGGTTATGTGCAACTCTCAAGACGACTACATCAGTTTTGAAGTCAAAGCCCCTGTATCTGGAATCTGCATCCTAGATTTTGACATGAGCCTCGCCGAATTCGGGGCGTTAGTATCTGGCCCTGGGCGTGTAAAACCTAAAGGCTCTCTGAGGGGTCTTGACAAAATTGGTAAGAAGTGCGTCAGAGAAAACCGCACTATTGACGCTCCAGGCTTGGGGGTACAACTCTCAAGTTTACGAGGCGTGGCTGAAAGAGAACTACTCTGAAGATGGCTGGGAAGTTTCTAACTATCTTGGAAGTCAAGGCTCGATTTCATCAGGCAAATCTGGTGGCAAAACACTAAAGTTCTGGGTATACAAGTACGTGGAGGTATAGAATGGCAGACATTTCGATGTGCAGCGGAGCTGGTTGTGACAAGAAAGAGCAATGCTACCGTCACACTGCGCCTGTCAACACGTACAGGCAGTCGTACTTCTGCGCTCCGCCTGTCAAGATCAATACTGATGGTAAGCGTCACTGCGACTACTTCTGGAGCAATGAATGGCGGAAATGAGCAGGCCAATGACGTTCAAAGAGTTTTCAGACTTGGCAAATCACGTAGCTCAGGACCACAGCCCGTTCTCGCGCAGAACTCGCAAAGGTGTTGTGACTGTCAAGTACATGGACCCTGTGTTCGATTTCAGGTCTAACACGGTGTTCTCCGTTACTTTCAGGACGTTTGGCGGGTGTGAGATAGTCTTGCACTGCCAAAACGAGTGCCGTGACCTTGAAAAGAGCCTTTACGAGCGTTGCAGGGAGGCGCTGCACAGTGCATGAAAAAGAGTTGACACTGCACATGCAGTTGGCTATCATGCTGAGCAAGTTAGGCATCCCGTGCTTACCTGTAAACGACGTAGGCGGGTATGTCCCGCACCTAGATGCGGTCTTCGTTAAGACTGCTGCAAACAACTGAAGGAGAAAATATGCGGAAGCTTGCTTCTATTCAACGTGTCATCAACGTTCGCCCAATCCCTGGTGCAGACCTAATCGAAGCAGTCGATGTCCTTGGCTGGACTGTCGTCTGTAAGAAGGGACAGTTCGCTGTCGGCGACCTGTGCGTGTACTTCGAGATTGACTCGTTCCTTAACGCAGACGATGAGCGTTACGCCTCGTTTGAAGACCGCTTCACTAATTGGGGCACGAAACGCGGCATGCGTCTGAAGACTATCAAGCTGCGAAAGCAAATCAGCCAAGGGCTGATTATGCCAATCAGCGGCTACTTTGAGCTGTCGCCATCTGTCCGTATGAACCCAGTTGTCGAGGGCGAAGACGTTACTGAACTTCTCAAGATTGAGAAGTGGGAGCCGGCTGAAGAAGCAACTAGCAACGCTGGCGGAATTGGCAAGGTTGCCGGCTCCAAGCCGTTCCCGTCCTTCCTGCGAAAGACTGACCAAGAGCGCGTTCAAAACTACATTGGCGAGCTTCCGAAAGTTGCAGACCAGTCTTTCGAGGTCACTATCAAGCTCGACGGGTCTTCAATGACGATTTTCCATGTCAACAAGCTAAGCCCGCATTACGCGCATGCAGCGGAGGATATCGAAGTACGCGCTGTCAAGCGTATGAGCTGGTTTGGCAAGAAGTGGCACGCAATCAAGAAGGCTGTCGGGCTTGTCCAGACTCCAACGTTCATTGACGGTCTGTGCAGTCGTAACATTCAGCTCGACATCAATGATGGAAACCACTTCTCGCAGTATGTCCGTGAGCACTGCCTTCTTGAAGCCCTGGAGAACTACGGTCAAAACATCGCTGTTCAAGGCGAACTGATTGCCCCCAGCATCCAAGGTAACTATGAAAAGGTTGCAGGCTTCGAGTTTTACGTGTATGATGTCTTCGACATCGACGCTCAAGGCTACCACTCACCTGAAGTCGCGCGAGAAATCGTCAAGGCACTTGGCCTGAAGTATGTCCCGGTACTTCAGCACGGTGCTATGTTAGTTGACTTCGGTTTCGCTGAAGGAACGCCTGTGCGAGACGTTGTTGACAACATCCTGGCATTCGCCGAAGGAGACGGTATGAACAAAGGCGTGAAGCGTGAAGGCGTCGTGTTCAAGTCGAACGGCAGTGAATTCAGCTTCAAGGCAATCAGCAACAGCTACCTTCTGCACAAGGAAAAGAAGGCAGCATAACAACAGGGGCTTCGGCCCCTTCAACAAGGAGAAAATATGCACACCTGACTGAAGACCTCGGCATCCCTCGGGAGTGGGCCTCTCGCATGGTGTCGGCTCCGCGTCCAGACAAGTTTCCATACGAGTCTGCTTTCGGTGCCGTCATGGCGTTTGACAGTTGGAGCTTCACAGAAGAAGGGTTCGGCTTTTGGTGTCATGTTGCTGGCATTGTTAGCGAACACGGAGTTGCATGCTTCGACATGCCCGCGCTACCATGATCGAGTGCTACTACGGCGAATGCCAGTACCACTCGTGCAACTTCGTAGATGACGAAGGCCCGTTCTGTTATGAGAGAGAATGCCTTGCAACACCAGAGCAAATCGTGGTATTCTCTCGTACACGCGAAGAGTGGCTACGCGCAAACAACATAAACAGTCCGTACTGAAAAGGAACCTCTATGCAAGTCATCCACGATGTAGGCTCCCGCCCTATCAAGGCATGGGTCGGAACAAAGGAAAAGTTATGGGAGCTTGAAGGGGCTGCGATCCCGTTCAAGGTGCCTGATATCGAAGATGCCGCGCTTGAGCAAGCGAAGAATATCGCACGACTCCCGTTCATCCACCAGAATGGTGTGGCTCTTATGCCGGATGTCCATGCTGGAAAGGGCTCTACGGTCGGAACCGTCATTGCGACGGATAAGGCTGTGATTCCAGCCGCAGTTGCTATAGCAACGACTATGGCAGTTCGAGTGACACCAGTTCGTGTAGCGACTCAAGCTACAGTTCGTCCGACTGACACATGAAGTACGGAGTAGCTAACGGTCAGGTCTACATATCATCTTCTGGCGGTATGGTTAGAGTAGTTGACTGTGAAACCTACGCTTGGTGCGATGATGTCATTGTTGAATGCCTCTCTAGAGGCGTATTCTACAGAATCGACGTGTACAAGCTGTCAACGGTTCGGTATTCCTTATTTGAAGGAGAAGAATGAACAACTTTGGAACAGCCGCTATCGCGGTAGCTGGGCTGAGCATGCTCCCACCAGACCAAAACAAGCCTCAACGCTGGCGTTGCTACATAACTGCCGACTTCTGCCTGGCGCCAGCGCCAGGAGAGCAGCCGAACGTCTTCCAGCGCAAAATGCAAGAAGTGTTATTCGGGTGGAAATGGGTGCGTGTCGAGTGAGCGTAATCTACATTCTTTGCGAAGATATTGATCTAGGATACCACGTAGTTTGTGGGTATCCAGACGCTGAACGAGCAGACTCGGATTGCGCAGCTCGGAACAAGAAGCACACGGAAGAAATGATTTTGGCTCTGCAACGGGGTTGCGGATATGACGAAGCAAGAGCTATTGCCTACGTTTCGCAATCACGTCAAAGGTTCTTTGTCGAAGTCATAGACCTAAAGGAGTAACATACCTATGAGATTTCTACTTGAGGTTGTTGGCGATGCCAATGACGGTGACTACGTTCGTCAGTTGACTGAGGTTCAAGAGGGGCAGATAGCCCTCCTTCACAAGTTTGCGCATGCGGTCAAGATCGAAAATGGTAACTGGCCGTCAAGTGAGTATGCGGATGGATGGGTAGAAGACATCTACGGACCTCATTTCACAGAAAACGAACTGGGTGAAGTTCAGGGGTGGGTGCCATACGGAGAGTATGGTATTCATACTCTGATAGACATCACAGTCTACGAGTTTATTGGAAAGACGGAGCTGCTGTTAAAGTTGAGACGCGAGAGCCAGAGTTTAAACCAATCGTAATTGTCCTTGAAAGTAGTGAAGACTTCTCAGCATTTTCTTGGATAGTTCACAAGGCATACGGCTATGCCGATGTCGGAACCAACTCAAATGCCATGTGCGAAGAGCTGATTAGCGAGCTTGACCTGTGAAGCTGATCATCGCAGGTAGCCGTGGCGTGGACGACTACGAAGCCCTACGTTTTGCGATGGTTGACAGTAGACTGTGGAAGCAGCACAGGCAATCTATAGAGGTTGTTTGCGGAATGGCCCAAGGCGCTGATGCCTTGGGCCTTTTGTTTGCTGAGAGTAACAACCTAACAGTTCACAAGTTCCCTGCTGACTGGGACAATCACGGAAAGAGGGCAGGGTATCTGCGCAATGCCGAAATGTCGGCGTCTGCGAACGCCTGCCTTATCTTATGGGATGGACAGTCAAAAGGTAGCGCCCACATGCGTGACATCGCAATCAAGCGTGGTCTTGATACGTACTTTTACAAGTACATAGTCAAGACTAAGGATGTTGTAAGGCTCTTGTAAGCTTCAACATTCACTATTCGTACATCAACAAACGGAACTAGCCTATCGAAAGGGGCCCCTCCATGAAGAACATCATCGCCGCAGCTACCATCGCTATTGCTGCCTCGGCATCTGCACAAGAACTCAAGCCACTTGACTTGGAGTACAAAGGCGGGAGCCAGCGAGTCGAAGTTGTTCAAGTGGAGCAGCCCAAGTTAGAGGCCACTTCGTCGTGTGCTGTCAACCTGAAGACCGACCCCCTGACGTATGCAACTGTCGCAGCCCTGGTTGCTGACTTGGGCACGACACGCAACGTCGCCAAAGACCCGAGGCATTACAGGGAGACCGGCCCTGCCTCTATCTTCATCGGGAACACGCCGAGCATGGGAGAAGTGAACGTGTATTTCATATCCCTCATTGCACTAAACCTCGCCACACGATGCTACGCCCCAAAGTGGGCTAGCAACATCATTCTAAGTGTAAACACCGTAGCTCACGGCAGCGCAGCCATTGGCAACTACCGTGTTGGTGCAAAGATTTCATTCTAAAAAGGAAGACAATGTTACAAAAGTATGAAGCAGAGCAGAAAGTCTTATAGGCTGCTAAGGCGCTTGTTGCAGCACAGGCAGCTCTTACAGACGTTATGCGTGAGCGAGTTGCAGCAGCGGAGGATTACGCTAAAAAGGTAGGCGTACCATACAAGTACATCCGTTATAAAAAATTAAATGACGCTCTTCCGTGGGAATTTGACATCCAGCACATCGTTTCAGACCCAGACAATGTGAAATGGGACAGAGACTGTTGCAATTACTACATTGATGTAGTCTGTGCGTGCTCAGGTAGGCCGACGAGGGCTACATTGAACATCTATCCGCCAGAAGACGGCTCTACTGGTGTGTTCATTGAGAAGGTGCGCAACTACGTACGTGATGAGAACTTCCATGATATGATGGATGAAGAACTTTCAACTGATTGAGAGAGGATGTGGTATTACTCCGGTGTGGCCTGTTGCCAGAAAGAAATCTACAGGCGCCGAGCCAGTCTGAAGAAAGCTGTCGAACTACTCTCTTCCATTAAGAGTAGCTAGGCGCCAGGGTAAAATCCAAAAAAAAAAAATTTCTGGCCACCCGCTGTAAAAGGCCGGTGGCTTTTCTGCTTGTGGAAATATATCGCAGGGTCGAGTGGGGTGCTTAACACACACCAGCCTGCCCTCCGCTACCACACCAAATTGATAAAATATCTGCATACCTCATTCTATCATCAGTTGCAAAGCCCTGTCAAGCGAGTGGTCTGACTGTTACTCTTCGTCGCGTACACGCAACGGAATAGGCCTAGAACAAATCCTGTAATGCCCCTTTAGGTTTTGTTTTCGGTGCTATACTGGCGGCATACCACAGCAGAAAGGCACCTGATGAAGATCGTTTTATATACCCGCGTATCGACCCGCGAGCAAGGCGACAGCCGAAACGGGCTAGAGGCGCAGCTAGACAAACTGCAACGCTTTGCACAGGCGGAAGGGGCGGAAGTGATTGCACATCACACAGACGTGATGAGCGGCGCACTAGGACTAGAACAGCGTGCGGGGCTACGCGCTGCACTGGCAGACACCCGCAGGCACAAGGGCGCCGTGCTGCTAGTGGCTAAGCTTGACCGCTTAAGCCGATCAGTCGAGTTCATCGCACGCCTAATGAATGAGGGGGTACGCTTTGCCAGTGTAGAGGATGGCCTAGACTGTCAGCCGTTCATGCTGCACCTTAAGGCGATGATGGCAGAACAGGAAAGGCGCCTCATCTCAGAACGCACTATGGCGGCCCTACAGGCGAAGAAAGCACGCGGTGAAGCCCTAGGCATACACACGCACAAAAAGCCCCTAGAAACAGGTGATAAGGCCCGCGCTGCGGCTTCCCTTGCAGTCAAGGAAGGGGCGGATGCTTTCGCCTTGCATGTCGCTCCTGTGGTGTTGCGCATGAGGCGGGCGGGTATGACTACACAAGCAATTGCAGATGAACTAAACGCACAGGGGAACCGCACGGCAAGGGGTGGACAGTGGCACGGATCGACCGTGAATAATGTTCTGAAAAGGCTTGCACAACAGGGAAAAACTGTGGGATAATACAGGCTGGCGGGTGGTCAGGCCCGGCCTATGGCTGGCCCCCCACAGGGCGGGGCTGTTGGCAGTGGCTCGCTTGTGGTGGCGGGCTTCCTGCTGCAATTTAGGACCGTTTTGCTTAACTGCGAAAACTGCATTTTTAAGCAAACCCTCCTTTTTCTGTCTTTCTCTATTCCGCGAACACTCCTTTTCTGTGCTAGCCTATCCGCCAGCACTGCCCGAGGGTCTATCCTAGGCCATAGAAAGGCCCTTACAGGGCTTGAAACGCTCTAGGCAACACTCACCCCTCCGGGGCTCGTTTCAGGCCCTTACAGGGCGTTTTAATGGCTCGATTGTTACATCATAGATACTGAATTTTTGTGCATGTAAGCTATTGATTTCATTGTAGTTTTTGCGCAACATCAGGTAAAGCGCCCTAGGCGCCGGCAAGCAAAAGGCGTGCCACACGCGGGCGAACGGGCGAACCCGTCCGCGTGTTTATTGTGCAATGCTTGCCCCTTCGGGGCTTGTTTGTGGTGCAATGAATGGCGCCTAGGCGCCTTTTTATGGCGGACTGGTCCGCAAGCAAGAAAGGCCCCAAAAGGGGCCAAAACAGGCGCAAAGCGCCTATAAACTGGGCTTTTTGGGGCGGCTTGTCCGCCACTCGCCCGGCAAAAAGAAAGCCCGCACTAGGCGGGCTGTATGGCGCCTAGGGCGCCTTTAATCGATAGCCTAGCACTGCTCGAGACTGTGCCAGAGTCTCGACACAATCGAACACAGAAACCGCCGTTCCATCCGGCAGGATGTCGATTGATTCAATCCGCACAAACCCGCCTTGAACCAAAACGGCACGCGGGCGGGTCAGCCCGATGTCGTGCGTGTTGACGAAGTTTTCAATGCGGACCAGTTCGTTAGAATTTGCCATTTCGTGCTTTCGTTTGGCTGTTGAGGGAATGCTTGTATTCTGGCCCCTTTCGCGGCCTGTGTCAATTGGTCAGCAGAAGAAAAATCGAATGAATTCAACCGCATCGTCAAGAATAAAATCCACAGTGGCGATGAACGAAATAACCGAAACGATTTTACCCATGATTTGCCCCTTTAGGCGGTTTGGCATGTCTGCCGTTGTTGATGTCTCAATTCTGAGGCTTTCAGAAAACCCTATCAAGGGCTTTTTGAAAGCCCCTTTCGGGTCTGTGGATTACCCGTGAGAATGCCCGGCTTCCATCGTGTCAGCGTCCACATTGTAACGCTTGCCATCTTCCGCCTTGACACTGTAGGACAAAAGCCGGTCAAAGCACCAATTACGTCCTTCCACAGTTGCCGTGAGAAATTCGCCGTCAATGGTCTTGATGATGACAGTAGCGCCGATTTCGTGTTTCATGGTCTGTTCCGTTTGGTCTGTTGCTGGAATTGGTCCAGTGTAGCACTGTGGCAGGGGCTGTCAAGCCCCTTTAGTAATTGTGGGCATTGTCGCCTTTCCTTGTTCTGCCGGGTTGTCTGAAATGCACTAGGCCAGCAGGAAGGCCCTAGAACGCGCCACAGGCGCGATTTAATGGCCTAGGCTATGCCGTGGCATTGCCAACAATGAAATCGGCTTAAATCGCGTTTTAATCGGTCGGCTGTTACACTTGCTGTTTAGGCATGAAAAAGCCCGCACTAGGCGGGCTTTATTTAATCTTCGTTTTCAGTCTCTAACGTCATGTCATGCTTGATTTGCAATAACCTTTCAAGCTTTGCCGTGTTCTGGTCGAGCCACTCGCAAGAAAGTGTAAAATTCGTCATTCTTATTTGACGAACGATTTCTGTAAGAGTATCACCATATAACCTGTCAAGGTGTCTTTCAGCTTGCGCCTGTGTGTGTCGTGTCGGACATGACCGAAAGTTTCGACAATTGTGATTTTGCGCATTTTTGACTTTCAGTTACTTCGGGGCATTGAATATTGCACGGCGCCTTGCAAGTGGGATGGCCCATTGTAGGCCATCTGTTCGCGTTGTCAAGCGGTTTTTAGACCATGCGCAACATCTAACACCATGACGAATTTAACATGGTCAGTTCCACGCATTCCGCATGCCATGTTGATGATATAGGCAAGCCCTGCGAAGTCGTGCGTTTCTGCGGCTGTTTTCGCATCCTTGAGAATTTCAAGGGCTTTGATCTTTTCGATGATTTGGGATACAGTCATTTTTTCTGGGCTGTTTGTTTCAGTGTGGCTAGATTATAGGCGGGTTTCTAGCCACAATGCAAGCCCCTACAAACTATATGGGCTTTGCTGTGTTTACGATTTGTGCAGTGCGCGGATTGCTTGCAGGTTTTCGTCTGCGGATTTCAGTTCTTCAGTTAGTGCGGCTTTGATGTTGACAACTTCGCCGGCCGCTTTGCTGCCGTCAGCGTTCCACAGGTCAGCCGCGCCACGCTTTGCGGCCCTGTCAAGAGTTCTGTGAGTAGTTGACAGATTTACTCGGACATATCCTCTTCAGCACGGATGCACAAGAACGTCGGGAAGCGCGGCTTGTCTTTGATGCCTTTTGGGAAGAACTTCGCCTTTCCAATTTTTCCGATGAGCAAATCTTGTTGCTCGAAGAACTCCACGCGATCTTCGTGCAGCATAGAGCCGGGACCGACATCCACGATTTGATCCTTCTCGATCAAAATCTTGCCGTCAAGTTCCACGTTTTGCAGGGCCTTGAACTGCACCATTCCGACCATGCCCTTCGGCACCATGTTCTCTTGGTGCGTGCCGCGCTCCGTTCGCCCGAGTTCATTCGTCTTGGCCTCGTTCGTGTTTTCCATCGCTTCCGTGATGTTCACGACAATACCCTCAAAGTCGATGAACCGCTTGATTCGCAGGTAGCTCCCGCCCTTCACAGTGGCACGCCCAGATTTGTGCATGCCATTAGGGTCGCGGATGATTACACCCTCAAAGCCGTCATCAAGGCACAATTGCTCGAAGGCCAAAAGCTCTTCAACCGAATTGACCAGTTTGTAAGGCACAGTCGCAATCAGTCCAGGGAACTCTTGCATACGGCCGATCTTGACTTCTGCCGCTGCAATACGCTCTGCGTAGGGCAGATCAATCACATCATCTGCCAAGTAGTCGAAAACGTACCAGACAAGTTGCTCGCTCTCGGTCGGCTTACCGGGTTTCGGGGACTTCCGGTTCACAAAGCCAGTTGTGTCGCTGCACAGAGTATCCGAGGTCCAGTTACCAAGCGCCAGCTCTCCATCGAAGCCTTTGAACTGCGGCCCAGAAAATCGCCGAGTGACAAAGCTGTTTTTGAAAGCCTTCAGTGAGCGCCCAGTCAGGTTGCCGTCTAGGTTGATGCCACGAACGCCGTCAATCTTTGCAGAGACAATGACAGGAAACCGAAGCTTGTCTTGATCGAAATCGCAAGCCAACTGAGGGCGAATTTTGTTGTCTTTAGCCATGATTAGCGAACTCCTTATGTTGTGTTGATCTTACAGCTATTGCTGCCTGTTCAGCCTGTTCAAGACTGTCGAAGTACCCGATGTGAGTTCTTTTTGATCTGACCTGCACACGGGCTTGCCACTTTCCTACCCTTGCGTGCCACGACACACCTTTCACACCTGATGTGTTATCGGCTCGCACGAATTGATTGCAGTTGTTTGATGATCTGTATGCAATACGGAGATTTTCAATCCTGTTGTCCTGTTTGTCAAGGTTTACATGATCTATGAACCCGTTAGGCCACTCGCCAAAGTACATGCACCACGCCAGCCTGTGTACGAGGTATGCAGTACCATCGACCTCCGCTGACAGGTAGCCTTTGTTGTGCTGTGTTCCTGCAACGTCTCCGGGTTTTGCCCTGCCCTTTGAAACTTTCCATGTAAGCACCCCAGAAACAACATCATACGAGAACAACTCTTGCAAGTCTAGTGACGAGTGGGCATTGTTTGCCACTCTTAACGAATCGTCTATAATTTCCTCCATGCCTAAACGTAATGGAGTAAGTCTAATACACATGCCACAACCTGTCAAGCGCCCTAGGCGCCAACATTTGCACAATCAATCCGGCATGTACATGCCATAGTCTTAGACTATTACTAGCTCTGTAAGAGCCTTATAACTAATACTTGTAAGACTACCGTCAGGTAGTCCGTATTCTACTAAGTTATACAACTTAGACAATGCTTAAACAATACATTATATATAAAATAGCACAATCCTAAAACATTGTCAACAGTAGTGTCGTTTTTATGACACACCTATATGGGGT